AGATAAGTAAATAAGGAGTAAGCACAATGCCTTTTGGTTCAAATTGTGAATACGAAAATTTTGAAGCGTGTGTTATGGCTAATTCTGATAAGGATAATCCTGAAGCATATTGTTCTACTCTAATGGAAAGAACAGAAGAAGCGTGTGGAAAGTCAGCCAGTACACAAGCAACAAAAATTTTCAAAAGTTACAGAGCAGAAACCAAATCTATTGATGACCAAGATGGTTATATCAAAGCTATTGTGTCAACTGAATCTATAGACAGAGATGGTGAAGTAATACTTTCATCAGCTTGGCGTAAAACCATAGATGATTTTATGAAACACCCAGTGCTAATTTCATCACATGACTACAATGACCTGACCAAACAGTTAGGTGAATGGGTATCACTAGAAGTAACAGACAAAGGTCTTGAAGGTGTAGCTAAATACTACATTAACAAGGGCAATGCTGAAGCTGATTGGGGATATGAGTTAGCAAAACAAGGTAAATCTGCATATTCAGTTGGATTCATGGCTTATGACTATCAGGAAGGCAATGGTGAAGATAATGCAAGACGTACTTATACAGACGTTGAACTTCTTGAAATTTCACAAGTTACAATTCCAAGCAACAGAGATTCATTGGTAACAATGAGAAGCAAAGGATTAAATCCAGTTGCAGAAGAAATTGCAAAAGAATTGTATGGTGAAAAAATCAACAAACAAGTTCCTGAACCCCCTAAGTATATTAAAGACAACGCAAAGCGTGGTCTTGAATTACAACAGTATGCTGGTGATGGACTTACTGAAAAAACCAAAAGAGAAGCAAGGCTTATGGCTGATGGTGAAATTTCTAAAAGCAAAGTTGTCAGAATGTCAGCTTGGTTTTTAAGACATGAAGGAGATTTGAAATCACCCAAAGCAGATGAATATCTGCGTGGTGAATCAGACAGACCAACTGCTGGACAAGTTGCTTGGCTCTTATGGGGTGGTAGTATTGAAAAAGAAGGGCGAATGGACGCACAGAAATGGGCTGAACGTGTTGCTAACAATTTAGATGAAGAAAAATCTAAAGCACCACTTCCTGAAGCTGACCAATTCACAACTGAAGAAGAAGCACTGGAAAGAGCAGAAGAAATTGGTTGTGAAGGTACTCATACAATGGACGAAGATGGAAACACAATTTATATGCCATGTTCTACACATGAAGAATATGATGAAATTATGAATCCATCTGAAGAAGAAGAACAAGAAGAAAATCCTGATGGGTATGGTGAAGAAAATAGAAGTGTTAATGCAATAACTTTTACTAAAACAGAAAAAAAGAATTTAATGAAAGCAGTTGATACTATTAATAATATGGAAGCAAAGCAAACAGAAAAAATTTACACTGTTGCTGATGCTATCAGAGAAGGTGTTAATGCTGGTTTAAATAAAATTAAAAATAATCATTTTAAAAATAAGGAGTAAATCATGGCAGAAGATGAAATAAAATCTACTATGTCAGAGAAGGACTTTAATGAGTTGAAACATGAAATTGAAAACAACACTAAAGCAGTTGTTGAAGATGTCATTAAATCCAACGTACCTTCTCAAAGACTTCCAATGAGTGAAGAAGAAACCAAAGCTAAAGAAGGTAATGGTAAATTCAAATCTTTTGGTGAGTTTGCAAAAGCAATCTATGACAAATCATCAGGACAATCTGATGACCTTAGATTGAAAGCATTAAATGAAGGTTCAGGTGAAGCTGGTGGCTTCCTTGTACCTGAAGAATTTAGAGCAGAACTTTTAAGTGTTGCTTTAGAAGAAGCAGTGGTAAGACCAAGAGCAACTGTAATACCTATGGCTTCAAATACAATTAAAATTCCTAGAATTAAAGATACATCACACGCATCTAATGTGTATGGTGGTGTTCAAGGTTACTGGGTTGAAGAAGCTGGAAGTTATACTGCTTCAGAACCTGACTTTGCACAATTCCAGCTAACTGCTAAAAAGTTAACTGGTTACACACAAGCAAGTGATGAGTTAGTTCAGGATTCAGCCATTGCACTTGAATCACTTTTAATTAATTTGTTTGGTAATGCTATCAGACATTTTGAAGAGAAATCATTTATAAGTGGTGGTGGTGCTGGTGACCCTGAAGGTATTCTTAATTCTGATGCACTGATTTCAGTAGCAAAGGAAACAGGACAATCTGCAACAACAATTGTTTACGAAAACATAATTAAAATGTATTCAAGAATGTTGCCAGATTCACATAACAACGCAGTATGGATAGCACACCCTGATGTGATGCCACAATTAATGCAAATGGCATTAAACGTTGGTACTGGTGGTAGTGCAATCTTTGTTAATAACGCATCAGATGGTGTTCCAATGACTATATTTGGCAGACCACTGTTATTAACAGAACACTGCAAAACATTAGGTACAGTTGGTGATATATACTACGCTGACTTATCTTATTACTACATTGGTGACAGACAAGGCATCACAATTGCTTCTAGTCCACACTACAGATTTGCAAATGGTGAAACTGTATGGAGATTTACAGAAAGAATTGATGGTGGTATGTTACTTGATTCAGCTATTACACCTGAAAATGGTACCAACACTATGTCCCCAATCGTAGCATTAGCAACAAGAAGTTAAAAATAAGGAGAAAAATACTATGGGATTCAAAGGTTCAGAAGACATGGCATTTACACCATTGGAACAAGCTGATATAGGTGGCACATCTGCTACTACATCATACGTTTCAATGGAAGGGTTTAACAAAGCAACTGCTTATGTTGAACTTGGTACTTGGGATTCAAGTGATGATTTAGATACTTGTGGAATTAAACAAGCAACTGATTCATCAGGAACAAGTGCAAAAGACTTAACAACTTCTGCTTCAGGTGGAAATTATGATACAGATAATCCTATTGATGCAGATGGCGATTTTGTCATTATAGACATCAGAGCAGAAGATTTGGACACAGACAATGGGTTCACCCACATTGCTTTAACAACTGCTGAAGGTGGCAATTCAGGTACAGACAATGTATTTGGTATGCTTATCAGACATGACGCAAAGCATAAAGCAAAACAGAAAAATGGTGACGCAGTAACTGGTTCAAAGGTTTATGTAACACCTTAACAAAAATTCTTTCATAGGTACTGGGAATGGATAAAAAAAAGAAAAAGATAAAGTTGATTCATAACAAGTTATCTCAGCCTTCTAACAAATCCATTCCTTTGCCTATGAAACATAAACAAATTAAGAAGGCTGAAAAAGTAAAACAAATTTAAAAAGGCATACGCAGTTAAAAACTGCGTTACAAACATAAAGGAGTAACGTATGCCAAATTTAAGAAGTAGAAGAATAAGTGGTAACTTGGCTTTTTGGTCAACGCACCAAAAAAGAATTTTAGATGCAACAGGTGAAGGAGTTGTTAAATACATTGATGACTTCACTAGCTTTCCAGTTGATGACACAACAGGTGACCCAGTAGCATGGACATCAACAATGGTTGAAGCTGGTAGTGGTAATACTACAATTGCATCTACAGACAAAAGTGGTGGTGCAGTTATAATCACTACTGCTGGAAATGAAGATGATGGTGGGAATTTTCAATTGAACGGAGAGTCATTTAAGACAGATGGAAATGAATTGTATTTTGGTACAAAATTAAAAATCAATGACGTAGACCAAACAGACTTGTTTATTGGTCTTGCAGTAACAGACACAACGCTTTTAGGTGGCGTGGCTAATGCTATTTATTTTGAATCAGTAGATGGTTCAGCAAGTTTGTCAGCAGTGACAGAATCAGGAAGTACAGAAACACAATCTGACTCAGTTGGAACGTTGGTTGATGATACAGATATAGAACTTGAATTTTATTACAATGGTTCTAATGTAGAATTTTTTGTTGATGGTTCATCTGTGGCTACCAGTAGTACAAACATACCTTCAACAGAAATGAGAGTATCAGTTCATTTCCTAACAGGCGAAGCTACGGCAAACACTTGCACGATTGATTGGATTCGTGCAATTCAAATGGGTAGGTAATCATGGCTAAATTTGAAGGTAAATTTGGAAGCAACAGGGCTGGTACAAAAATTGAAGGCAATTTTGGTTCTAACAGAACTAAGAAAGCAAAAGCAAAAACTAGTCCTGAAGCTAAAAAGCGTGGCAGACCTAAAAAAACTGAAGCAAAGGAAGGTAATTAATGGCTGGTAGTATTACAACAGTAACAAGCAAAAACAATGGCGTAGTTAAATATCAAATGACTTGCACAAGTGATGC